CTTTTAATTTTATCGAAAATACTGCCTATGCCGGTAGATTGCGCACCAACTTGAGCAGTAGCATCAGTATGCTTTTTACCAAACAATCCTAGTGCTTTCATAGCAAGATTGCCCGGAGTCGGTATTTTATTGTAAATATCTTTTAAATTATTTACGTCTCTTTTAAATTCTGGTCTGGTTGCTTGGAATCTTACAGAATCCAAAAGTCCCATGCCAGTAGTTTCGTTTCTATTTTGTGCTGTATTAAAAGCAGATTGTACACCTAAACCCATGTTCTTAGGATTAATGCCACCATAACCTGCTATAGCAGAAGTGTCAGATCTTTTAGAAGGAGCGTAACCTTTAAATCTTGCTTTTTGTGCATCGACCGCCGCTTGATTAGCTTTGTATGCAGCGTTTCTAGATTTAAATTCACCTGCTTTAACATCGGCTAAAGATTTTCTACCAATTGCTGCTGCTACATCTTGTGGTGAAAATGCTGTAGGGCTTCTCATTTTCTTTTTGTCTAAAGTTGAAACTCTTTGTTTTGTAGGTGATTTAAAAGACTTAGTAACTCCTATGTCTTTCATAGAAGGTCTGCCGATAGGAGCTTTTGATCTCATTCTTGCGTTTTGTTTTTGTGTGTTTCTAGCTGCGGAAGATTTTGCGCTAGATGCTTTAGCACTACGTGAGGCTGCTCCTCTAGAGCGGCTCTTGCCTCTTGCAGAAGATTTTGCTCCTCGTCCAGCTCTACTGGAAGATTTACCTTTACCTCTACCTTTACTACTACTACTTCTACCTCGACCGCCTCTGCCGCCGCTACCTCGACCGCCTCCTCTACCACTACCTCTGCCGCCACGGCCTCTGCCGCCACGTCTGTAGCCTTCGCGATCTTCGCTAGATGAATCTTCTATGTATTCGGATGCCATTAATTGCCTCTAAAAGTGTCTGTTATATTCTTAGTGATTTTCTCAGCTTTGTCTAGTGTCTTTTGTTGAGAATCTTTGTCTTGTTTTTCTATAGCGATAGCTGCACGCAATGCAGTTGCAGCGTTTTGTTGATCTATTTTTTCTTTATCAGTGGCTTCTTGAGTCTCCGCCTTATCTTTTTCTAAAGCAAGTTTAGCTCTAGCTTCTTGTTCTTTACGATCATTTTCTTCGCTACGTATATCAAGTTCTTTTTGTTTTAGTTCGACTAATGGATCTTCTTGTGTTGATGATAACATGTCGTCAATGTTTTCCATGTAGTCAGTAATTAATTGTGCTTGTACTTTAGCTACTTCTTTTTGCATTTCCGCCATCATCTGTTGCATTTGTTGTTGCATCATTTGTTGTTGCTGTGGTGGCATTTGTTGCATTTGCATTTGTAGTTGTTGCATTTGTTGATTCTGTTCTGGCATTTGTTCCTGTACTTGTTCTTGCGCTTTTAATGAAATGTGCTGCATAATATGTGCTTGAATATTGGCCATCACTTGCGGATTACTTTTAGTGACCGCACTACCTAGTAAAGCTATGTGCGCAACAATGTGCGCATCGTGATCTTGTTGTGGAAATGCTTGTGCTGGTTTACCCAAACTAAGTTCTGAGTTTTCTAGTGCCGGGTCTTTGGGTTGAGGCTGAGGAGGTGGTGGCATTAATGCCTCTATATTTTGTACTCCCATCGCCTCATACATTCTACGGTAGGCTTCTGGCAGACTGTGCATTTGCGGCGCTGCTTGAGCCAACTGTAATTGTTGTTGTGCTAATGTTACTCGTTGTGTAATTGAGAATATGTTAGGGTCAGAAACAGGAATAACATCGATACGTGCGTCGAAGTCTTGTGCCATAATAGTTTGTTCTGCGCCAACAATTTGATACGGGTAGTTCTGTGGTAAGGTTGTAGCAAATAATTTAGCTAATAATTTAAATTCTTTGCCTTGAGCTGAATGCATTCTTTTATGAATTGCAGACATAACTTTCATGCCACGTTCCAATAAGGCCATCGTGGTACCTACTGGATTAACTTCGTTGCCTTCACCAAGTTTCATGTCAGCAACCGCAGCAAAAGATTTACCACTTTCAATAACAAAACCTAATAGTTGGTATAAAGTTTGTGAAGGTTCTTTGTACGGTAATGGTACTAGTGAACTGGCTATCTCGCCCGCGGGCGCGTCAACATCTCTGAACTCGCCGGGTACTAAAGGTTGGTCATCATCACGAATACGTAGGCCCCTAGCCTTGAATCCTGATGGTAAGTTGGCGAGTGTTCCAGCATCAATAAGTTGTCGTAGTATAGAGGTTGCGGATTTTGAGAGACCACCGAGCATATGAATAAGGCCAAAGCCATAAAAGCCAAGGCCGGGCAGAAATTTATAATGTACGAAATATTGTTTTTTGTTTTTAAGTGGGTCTTCTTCATTCCAGTTTCTTCTTACTGACAGTACGGTTGATGAGCTTTCTTCAATAGTTACAATGTAAGGCAAACTAATACCAGACATTTCACCTGCCTCATTGGCATCTTCATAGCCGGGCAAGTCAAGATCAGTATGTATCTCTAAGATGGTATGAATGTCATCTTTTGTGTAGATTCTTTTTCGACCATCTATTTCATCTATCTTGTCTTGAACTGTATTTGAATCAGTATCCGATGGATCTTCTAGTTCTATGTCCCGATAGAAACCAGACGCTTGATACTTACGTACATCATTTGCTGGCATTTTAATTACATGAGTAATACGTAAACAAGTCATTAAATCAGTAGCATCATACGGCACTACTAGATCTTCAGAGGATACAAATTTAGAAACCGGTCGACCTAGCTTGTCATCAAAATAAATTTTACGGAACGCCGAACCCGATAGGGGAAGGTGAAAAAGCATTTGATCAAGTTCGGGTTCGTATTCCTCCATGACATGGGAAATTTGGTAATTCATAAATTCTTTAACACGACTACATTGTGCTTCTACTTGTGGATTCGTTGCACCCATAATTTGAGTTTTAACTGGACCACCAGCGGGAAATAATTCTTTATAAGATTGCGCTTGAAACTGTGTTACTGATTCTGCTAGTAGGGGATGAGTCACCCCGGAAGCTCCCGGAAAAGGTTGAGTGCGATCTTCATTTTTTAATCCAAGTAACCCCAAGCCTTCAGCGTAAGTTGCTGACCAATCAGCCCTAGATTCACTGTCGCCTTCATAGGCTTCTAATAAATCATCTGCAATCTCGTCTAGATCACCTTCGTCCATAGACTCGGCTAAGTTTGATGCATGCCCTTGTTCTTCTGGCACGTCGGGTCCAAATGATATTGTAGCACCACCGTCATCATCTAGTTCGGTGTCACCATCCATTAATTCTATGTCCAATTCTTCAGGACTCATGTTCTCTGCCTCTAGATCAAATTTCATCTGTTCTTTTAAAGGCATATCTTTTTCTATTGCCATAATTAATACTCAGCTCCTTCTTGTAACGCTGCTAATATTTCTTCCAAAGAATAGTCTCCTTCTTCAAGTAAATCTTGTATAGTTAATCCACCTTCAAACATAGGAGTGTTAAAATTATACTGTCCTTCGTCGTAACCAAAATTTAAACTAGGGTCATTGATCATTTGCATTTCTTGATCTTCATATTTTCCCCCCAACATTGTTGGGTCCAATAAAAATCCTGCTGCGCCACCTAAAGCTCTTTTAAAACCGCCTTTAATTAAAGAGCCCAGTCCTTTTGTTATTCCCGATGTTGCAGACCGGGAGCCAACTGGTAGTTTTAAATTACCAGCGTTAACTATTCCCGCATCAGCATAACCAGTTCTTTGTAGCATGTTCACTTCCCTTTTTTAGGAGACTACTTCTTTTTGTCGCCAGAATCAAGTTCTTTCCAGAAACGGTCGAGAGCATTCTCGTGATCGCAGTTAAGACAATTGCACGGTGTGGTTCGACACGAACCACCATTACCACAATGACAGGAGTGCCCACATAAACGACAAGTATCGCTTAGCAATTCCATCGTTTACGCGCTTGGCGTAATCTTGAATTAGGATCCTTAGCGGCACCGGGAAATTTCTTCATTTGTCCCGCACTACGGGCACAATAAGACTTTCTACGATTTGCTTCTTTCGAACCTTTCTTCAATTTCGATGGTTTCTTGGTTACTGCGGTTGATAATTTTGATCCGGGATTGTCACGGCGATATTTAGCTACACCGGCTTTAGTCATCCCTGCACCACTTTTAGTAGCGCGAAAATACTTCTTAGTCTTTGGAGGTTGTTTGTCTTGTCGACGAAACATTACGCTTTAGCGGTTTTAGCTGAGCGTTTTAATGCTTTGTCCGTTACTGTACCTTTGCCTTTACGGCTAGTGCCTTTTTTCTTGGCCCTATTCATATAATAGTACAAACCTTTTTTAACCGTGCGACCGTCTTTAGTTACATGCGTATCGGCACCGCCACCTTTTCTAAATACTTTTCGACCTTTTAAAATGTCGGCTTGAGTTACTTTACCATCACCAGTTAAATCAGGAAACGAGCTACCACCTTTTTTATATTTTCTTCTAGGTTTACCTGTAGCAGTCAATGGATTCATTGGAGGATTTTTCTCCATTATTCGTCTTAATTCATCTCTAGTTATTCTAGGTTTTCTTCCGGGCAGATCTTTAGGCCTAGATTTAGGCACTCTAGGCATACCTTTAGGAGGGAACTTAGGATCGCGTTCTGTTTTAGGTTTAAATCTTTCACCTTTTGGTTTAGGTTTAAGTTTAGGTCTAGGTTTTAGAAGATCTCTAGGTTTTTTAGGTCTAGTTTGTTTAAGTTTAGGTCTTTTAGGGTAACCTTTTGGTGTAGGTTTTCTTTTAGTTTCCATGGTTGTTTTTCCTAATTGTGAACGGTTTATCATTTATGAATATTAAAGTATTATTTCTGTTCTTTCAACCCATAAAAATAATTGGTGTCATCGCCCGCAGTCCACTTGCTTTCAGTCTCTACGTTATACTCAATAGTAGACACTTTAAAATCAGGAGTTTTTAGCTCTGATGGACTTAACGACTTGTCATAAAACAAACATCTATTGTTGGGTTGCGCTGCAAAATGTTTGTTGTCTAGTAGCAATATATTAAAGGATTTGTGTTCTTCGGGTATCTCAGCGTAGCCCGTGTTCAATACATTTTTGTCAGCATGACAGTTATCAATAGTAAATAGATATTCCCCGGTATGCCATTGTTTAGATGGCGACAGGAATTTAGCTTTGCAACCAGAGATAGAGGCTTTTTCAATTACCGTTAAATCGTAATCAAATGCGTCCCACAACTCTAGTTCTTCCAACGGTAAGTCCAAATCAGTTGGCTCGTCTACAAATGCGGAAATCGGAAGTTTATCATAAAGGGCACCGTATTCAGGCAAGTAGGTTTCAAAGTACAATGCTCTTCCTTGAATAGACTTACAAGTAATCCACACCCCTTCGACAAATTCACCATGACCTTTTTGGTGATCGTGCAGGTACTGCTTTTTAACATAGACTTTTACTGGAGGTAAATTAGCGACAAGGAATGCCATGATTATTTAAACGTGCCAGTCTTTCTTTTAATAGGTTTGCCTTTACTAGTGACTTTTAATGCGCCTGCTCCTGTTGCTCCGCCCGCTGTAATTCCAACAGCTCCCGCTGTCTTAGGATTTCGTTTAATTGCATCCGATACTTTTTGACTTTTTGTTCTTTTGATCACGGTGGTGGAAACTCTTTTTCCTTTGGGAATTGTGTTTGGATTAAAGCGTTCTTTTAGCCCTTTAGCATTTGGTGGTCTAAATACAGTCTCAGGTTTAGTAGTTTTAGGTTTAGTAGTTTTAGGTTTAGTAGTTTTTACTACCTTAAGTTTAGTTT